TCATTTCCATCCCTCTAATGTCACAATGAGTGAGGGTGGGAACGGACCCCAGAAAAGCAAGTGAGCCCGGCACCGCGCTAACGGTCCGGGCTCTGGACGGAACCCCATGGAGGTCCCGACGTGCTTGATGCTACGCGCGCTTGCCGTGACTGCGGCGCGACAGAAGGTATGGACTGGTGGAGGTCGAAGCCCGGTTACGCGTCGGCGATCCCAGCGCAGACCAGGTGCCGTCCCTGCTACAACGAATACCAGCGCATTCGGTACCACGCACGACGGGGCCGAATCGCCCCGCCGATCAGGCGTGCTACAACCTCGCCGCCAGCGACGGATGTGCGTGAGTGCATCGACTGCGGAGACAACTTCGTTCGCAAGTTGTCGCCAGTCCGCTGCCCCGACTGCGTCGGGACAAACCGATCTGCGGCCCAGGCGAAGCGATCTCGCGCTGAGCGCGCAGGCGACCGAGGCATCCACTGGACAACGCTCGGGGCACGCAACGGGTGGCAGTGCCACATCTGCCACGCCGAGGTTGCTCAGTTCGCAGGCACGGCACACGAGCCGTTCGGTGCAACCGTTGACCACCTCGTGCCCGTCGCTCTCGGCGGGTCACACACGTGGGACAACGTCGCCCTAGCGCACCGTCGCTGCAACATCTTGCGCGGCACTGACGTCAGCCGTCGCCTACTTGTGGAGCGTCGATGACCATGACCGAGCCCGACGCCGACCGCCGCACCCGCCTCATCGCCATCCGAGACACGCTGACGGCGCACCTTGAGCTCGCCGACACGGCCAACGTCGCCGCCCTGGCCAAGCAGCTCGCCGCCGTGCTGAAAGAGATCGACGAACTGCCCGACTCGGACGCCGAGGTGTCACCGCTGGATGAGCTACGTGCCGCCCGAGCCTCTCGCAACCCGACGTCCACGGATTCAGACGCTGCCGGCCGACGCGGTCAGCAGCGACGGCGAGGACGCCTGCCGACTGGCTGAATCCGCCGGCGTCATCCTCGACGACTGGCAACGCCTCGCCATCGGCACGATGCTCTCCCGCCGGGCCGACGGCCTATGGGCCGCATTCGAGCACGGCACCGTGGTCAGCCGCCAGCAGGGCAAGGGCGAGGTGATCCTCGTCCGGCAACTCGCCGGGCTGTTCCTGCTCGACGAGGATCTGATCCTGTCGTCGGCGCACGAGTTCCGCACGGCGAACGAGGCGTTCCTGCGCATCGTCGGCGTGGTGGAGAACACCCCGCACCTCAAGGCCGAAGTGCGGTCGATCCGCTACGCCAACGGCGAGCAGGGCATCGAGCTCCGCACCGGTCAGCGCCTGAAGTTCGTCGCCCGCACCCGCGGCGGCGGCCGTGGCATGTCGGCCGACTGCGTGATTCTCGACGAGGCGTACAACCTCGGCGACGATCAGATGGCAGCGCTGCTGCCCACCCTGTCGGCCCGCCCGAACCCGCAGATCATCTACGCCTCATCGGCGGGCATGGTCACCTCGGTGCAACTGCATCGGCTCCGCAAGCGCGCCATCGACGGCGAGCGTGGCCGGATGTGCTACCTCGAGTGGTCCGCATCGCCCGACGATGACGCCACCGACCCTGCCACGTGGGCCAAGGCGAACCCGGCGCTCGGCGTGCGGGTGTCTGCCGAAACGATCCAGGCCGAGATGCGCACGATGTCGCCGCAGGCGTTCGCTCGTGAGCGGCTCGGCATCTTCGACACCGAGGACGGCGCCGGCGGCGAGATCGCCCTTGACGCCTGGCAGTCGCTGGTCGACCCGACCAGTGAGATCGTCGGCTCGCCGACCATCGCCCTCGACGTCTCACCCGAGCGTGACTGGGCGTCGTTCGCCGCCGCCGGCAAGCGTGCCGACGGCCTTGACCACGTCGAGGTGATCGACCGCCGACCCGGCACCGGCTGGGTGGTCGACCGTGCCATCGAGCTCGCTGCGAACTGGTCGGTGCCGATCGTGATCGACCCGTCGTCACCAGCGGGCAACCTGCTCGGCGACCTCAGCGCAGCGAACGTCAAGACCGACGAGCTGTCCCGCAAGGAACACGCCCAAGCCTGCGGCGCCCTGGTCGACGCCGTGCGCAACGAGTCGTTGCGCCACCTCGGCCAGCCCTCGCTGCTGGCGGCGCTCACAGGGGCACAGAAGCGCACCACGGGCGACGTGTGGATGTGGTCCCGCACCGGCTCCCACGTCGACATCACCCCGCTCGTCGCCGCCACCCTGGCGCTGTGGGCCAGCCGCACCGCCACACCCCAGAAGCTGACGCACACGGCGTCGGTGTTCGTCTCACTCGACGACTACTAGCCCGAGGAGGTCGCGCATGTTCACTGCTATGCAGCTCATCGGGCTCGTGCTCGTCGTCATCGGCGCCGGTATCGGCGGCGGTCTGCCCGGCGCCCTCGTCGGCGCCGGGATCGTGCTGACCTACTTCGGCCTGGCGGGTGAGCGCTGATGTTGTCGTCGATCTTCCGACGTCCCGAGCAGCGCGCCCAGGCCACCACGTGGGGACAGTGGCCGGGCGAGATGACCCAAGTCGTCGGCGGCGTGGCCGTCGACGAACAGTCGTCGATGCAGTTGCTGACCGTCTACGGCTCGGTCCGGCTCATCACCGACTCCATCGCAACGCTGCCGCTGGACGTCTACCGGCGCAGCGGCGACACCAAGATCGAGGTCGCTAAGCCGACGTGGCTGCAGCAGCCGACGACGAACCTCGACTTCACGTCGTGGGTGTCGCAGGTGCTGTCGTCGCTGCTCCTGCACGGCAACGCCTACGTGGTCGTGCTGCGCAACGAGGTCGGCACCATTGTCGAACTGCTCCCGCTCGACCCGTCGAAGGTGCGGGTGACCCGTGATCGCGGCCGCCTGTCCTACATGGTGAACGGCCTACGCATCGACGCCGAGATGCTGCACCTGAAGGGGCTGATGCTCCCCGGCTCCGACGTCGGCCTGTCGCCGGTGGAGTACGCCCGCCAGTCGATCGGGCTGGGCCTGGCCGCCGTCAAGTTCGGCACCGGCTACTTCGAAGGCGAGGGCAACATGCCCGGCGTCATCGAGATGCCCGGCAGCGCACAGTCCGAGACGCTCAAGGGCATCGCCGACCAGTGGCGCCGGCGTCGCCGTGAGGGTGGCCGTGGTCTGCCTGGCGTGCTCCAAGAGGGCGCCACGTGGAAGCCCACCGGCGTCACGAACGAGCAGGCCCAGTTCCTCGCCACGCGCAAGTTCACCTCGGCCGAGATCGCCGGTCAGATGTTCATGATCGACCCGTCCGAGCTCGGCATCGGCATCGAAGGCTCGTCACTCACCTACGCCAACCTGGAGCAGCGAAACACCCGCTTCGTCCGGGTGACGCTGCTGCCGTGGATCGTGCGTCTGGAGAAGGCGCTGTCCGATCTGCTGGCGCAGCCTCGGTACGTCAAGTTCAACCTCGGCGCCCTCATGCGTGGCGACCTGTCGTCTCGCTATGCCGCCTACGCCACCGGCATCGGCGCCGGGTTCCTCGAGCCGAACGAGGCGCGCGACTGGGAAGACCTGCCGCCGCTCGACATGCCCGACGTTCCCGAGGTCGCCCCGATGCAGGAGAACGCTGCGCTGATGATGGCTGAGATGCGTGCAGTGATGGCCGAGCAGTCGACCCGCACGTCCGACACGCACATCCACCTCCCCGATTCGCTGCAGGTGGAGATGCGCCAAGATGCGCCGGTCGTCAACGTCGCCGCCCCGATCGTCAACGTGCCACCCGAGGCCCAAGCAGTTCCGACCACCGAAACGGCAACTGCCGAAGTCCCTGTATGACGACGACGACGTAGCGATCACGCTGGCGTTGGCGTTGCTTACCTGACCTGCGCCGATGGAGGTGCTCCCCATGATGATCGACGAACGCGGCACTGGCCGCCAGATTCGCCACTACGACCTGACCGACTTCGAGTTCCGTGAGGGCGGCGACAACGGCTACACCTTCGACGGTGTCGCCTCGGTCGTCGAGGCGCCGTACACGGTCCACGACATGTTCGGCACATTCACCGAGACGATCGCCGCTGGTGCGTTCAACAAGACGCTGCGCGACTCCAAGGCCGACGTGGCGCTGTTCATCAACCACGATCACAAGGGCATCCCGCTCGCCACCCGTTCGGCCGGCACGCTGCGCCTGGTCGCCGACCCGGACCTGCGTGTCTCGGCCGAGCTCGACCCGGCCCGCAGCGACGTGCAGAACCTGCGCAGCGCCGTCACCCGTGGCGAGATGCGCCAGATGTCGATCGGCTTCACCGT